TAGGTGCTAATAGCGGTATTTTAAGAAATGCAGTTGGTACATATACAGAAATAATAGAGTATAATAACTTTTATTCTTCAAGTGGTGTTAGGTCGGGGGGTGTAGGATTTGTAGGCTCAATAGACAACGTATCAGTAAAAGAAGTTACAAGAGATAACGTACCTCGTATAGACTACACAGGAGGAGGTTGTCCACATATATTATCAGAGCCACAGAGAACAAATTTGGTTACTTATTCGAGTGATTTTAGTCAATGGAATAATAATCAATTAACGATTGAACCAAATGCAATTATAAGTCCTGATGGAACTTTAAATGCAAGTAAAATTACTCCTACTACAACATCATCAGTACATTTAATTTCAACATCAGGTTCTACTACTATGGCTATGTCTATTTATGCAAAATCAAATGGGTATCATAGATTTAGATTTAATTCAGGCTCTTCAGGAAACGGCTATGCTTCTTTTGATTTAAACGCAGGAACAGTTATTAGTAGTGGAGGAACTTATTATACAAGTAGTTCAATAGATAGTGTAGGTAATGGTTGGTATAGATGCACTTTAGTTTTAACAAGTGGTGTGGCATCAGTTACAACTTTGGCTATTGAAGATGATAGTGGGAATGTTTCTTTTACAGGAGATGGAACAAGTGCAATTTATATATGGGGAGGACAATCAGAAGTTGGCTCTTACCCTACATCATACATTCCAACATCAGGAAGTACAGTAACAAGAAACCAAGACATCTTCACAAGAGATGGTATAGGTAGTTTGATTAATAGTACAGAGGGGGTTTTGTTTGTTGAGATGGCTGCTTTAAGTGATGATTTAACTGACAGAAGAATATCTTTAAATGATGGAAGTAATGCTAATGAAATCATTATAGGTTACTCAAGATTTACAGGAAATATTATTGGTGAGGTTTTTTCAGGTGGTTCAATACAAAATTCAAATTGGGCGGCAAATGGAGTTACTCAAACTAATAATAATAAATTTGCTCTTTCTTGGGGAGGTGGTACAATGAAATTTTATTTAAATGGTTTACAAACAAATATTGAAACAGGAATAACATCTCCTGTAGGATTAAACAATTTAGAATTTTCATTAGGTAATGATACTTTAAATATGTTCGGCAAAGTAAAACAACTACAAGTCTACACCACAGCACTAACAGATACTCAATTAGCAGCATTAACTTCATAATAAAATGGAACAAAACATATATAAATTACAATACGATACAAAAGCAGAAGGAGATGCTGACTTACTTGCTAAAGGTACTTATGAAGTAGTAGAAGGAGAGCAAGTATATATTAATGGTACTCAAGCGATAGTTTACATAGGTAAAATAGTAGAAATACCAGGAACGTATGATAAAGATGGACACGAAATAACACCACCTGTATATTATCCTGGAGTATTCTATGACTTAATGACTAAGGTTGAATATGATTTTGGAATTAATGAGATATTCCCAACAGATTGCGTACATTCGTTTTTAGGTTATGCAAAAAATGCAGATGGTATTGATGTTGATCCTGATGAATTAGAAGAAATATAAAACAAATAAAATGAAAGATAATATCTTAAGTATAAATTTAGAAACTCAAACAGCTCCTGTTGTTTCAGAGGTTAGAGGTAAAGACTACATAGAATACGGAACAGAAGATTGGAAAAACCTTTATCCTCAGTTTTTAATAGATTTATACTACAATAGTTCAACTCACGCAGCAATTGTAAATTCAACAGCTGAAATGATAGCAGGAGAAGATTTAATAGTTGAAGATGATGAAACAAATTTAGATGCTTATGTTAAACTTAAGAAATTATTAAGACACGCAAACAGCAAAGAGTCATTACATCAAGTAATAAAGAAAGTAGCTTTTGACTTTAAACTACAAGGAGCTTATGCTTTACATATTATTTGGAATAGAGAAAGAACAGAGATAGCAGAAATATATCACGTACCTGTTGAAAGGGTAAGAGCAGGAAGACCAAACGAATTAGGACAAGTAGATACATATTTTATTAGTGGAGATTGGAGTAATGTTAGAACGCATAAACCTTATGCAATATCAGCTTTTAATGTAAACGATAGAACAGCAGGTAGTCAGTTATTATACACAGGAGCTTATTCTCCTAATATGGACATCTATCATACACCAGACTACATAGCTGGTTGTAATTGGGCTTTAGTAGATCAAAGAGTAGCAGAGTTCCATTTATCTAATATAGAGAATGGTTTTAGTGGTAGCTACTTTATTTCTTTTGCAAATGGAATACCAACACAAGAAGAACGTTTCCAAATAGAACAAAGTCTTACTGAAAAATTCGTTGGGGCAAAAAATTCGGGCAAATTTATTTTATCATTCAGCGAAGACCGTACTAGAATACCTGAGATAACTCCTATATCAGTTTCAGACGCAGATAAGCAATATCTAGCACTCCAAGAGCTATTGGTTCAGAATATCTGTTCAGCTCACAGAGTAACATCTAAGACGCTTTTAGGAATAGATTCTACTAATGGCTTTAGCTCTAATACTGATGAGCTTGTAAATGCTGCTAATTTCTATCAAAATACTGTTGTAAGAGGTTTTCAGCTAAACATCTTAAATACTTTACAGACTATATTCTCAGTAAATAATATGGACTTGCCTGTTGAGTTTGTACAATTAAAACATATAACAGTACAATTTGATTCTGAGACTATCAGAGAAGTAATGACGCAAGATGAGATTAGAGAAGATATAGGATTAGCACCTTTATCAAATGATGAAGAAGTAGTAGATGATAGAGATAATTTTAGTAAAGTAGGTAATATAGATGGTAAACCTGTATTTGACACAATAGAAGAAGCAGAAGCACACGCAAAGACTATTGGATGCGAAGGTTACCACGAACACGAATATGAAGGAAAAGTCTCTTATATGGCTTGTAAAGACCATTCAGAAGCAACTGAGCTATCTAAATTCATAGCTGAGTTTGGAGAAGATATGCCTGAAGAATGGGAATTAGTAGAAGAAGAAAAAGCTGACGGAGAACATACAGACTTTGACTTTGAAGAAGTTTTAAATGATGTAGCTAATGAAAAGATAGAATTAGCAAGTACAGGTAGAGCAATACCTAGTAGAAAATCTGAACAAGATGGTGTATCTAAAAAGACTTATGATTATTTTAGAGTACGTTATGTATATACAAAAGATAACTTCTTAAGTCAAGAAGGAGAAACTAGAGATTTTTGCAGACAAATGATGGGAGTTAAGAAAGTATATCGTAAGGAGGATATAATTAATATGAGTAAAAAACCTGTTAATCCAGGATGGGGGCCGCGAGGTGCTAACACATATTCAATATGGCTTTATAAAGGAGGAGGTAACTGTCATCATTATTGGTTACGTCAGATATACAAAACTACAATAGGAGAGTCTAAGACTACTAAGATTGAAGATGCTGACTTAATAGGATATACTAAAGCTAAGTCAGAAGGGTTTACTGCTAAAAAGAACAATGTATTAGTAGCTAAGCCACCAAAAAAAATGAAGAATAACGGATTTTTAGAACCAAGATAACTATGGCATACGTACTATTTATATCAGAAGAAAAACTAAAAGACTCAACAGCAATCAATCTTAATGTTGATCCTAATCTATTATTGCCTTATGTAAGACAAGCACAGAAGCTTTACGTAGAGCCAAAGTTAGGAACTAAACTTACACAAAAGCTAAAAGACTTAATAACTGCTGGTACGATAGGAGATGTAGCTAACGCAGCTTACAAGACGTTGTTAGATGATTACATAGGAGATATGCTACCTAATTGGGCGTTTTATCACGCAGTACCTTTTTTACGTTTTAAGATAGAAAATGGCAACATATATTCTAAGACATCTGAAACAGGAAATGCTCTTAGTACAGAGGAGAGTCAAAGTTTAAGAGAAGAAGTTTCAAATACTGCTCAATACTATACAGAAAGACTTATAGAGTACATAACTAACAACACAAGCTTATTTCCTGAGTATAGTA